TTGGATGTCTGATTGGGCTTATTTGTGATAGCTTGCTCATTAATACCAAACATAGTCAATACCGCTTTAGGACTTTTAGCAGCTAGTGCATTCAATGCTGCAATGTCCAATCCCAACTCTTGTCCCTTAGTATAGAATTTCTTTTCTGCATCAGCACCGAATGATTGCTGGAGGGTAGAAACTACTACATTAAGATTTTGTTTAGCCAGAGATTCTTGTTCTTTCTGACTGAGTGTATCTGAGACTTTGCGGTTAATTAGATCAGCAAGTGTCTTCTCATCCATGACAGGAGCACCGGTATGATGATTGTCATCTTGACGGGAAGTGAGAGCAGCAACAGCTTCTTCTAAGGCTTGTACACGTTGTGCTTCTTTACGCGCTACTTCCAATTCTTGATCCCGTTGATTCAAACGTTGTTCTAACGTAGGGATATGTGCTTGTGCGTTCTGAAGTGCAATCATTGCAAGTTCTATTGTAGCATATTTCTGTTCTCCACGCTCATTCTTAATTGTCGATAACAAGGTGGTTAACGTATCATTAGGAGGAGTGACCTGAGTGTTGCTTACATCAGGATTTGAATTGGCATTCTGGGTAGAATCACCGGGGAATATCGAAGAGGCTTGGTCAGCCATATTAATTTCTTTCTATTCGTTGAGAGTATTTACTAGTATATTCGTGAGTATGTTGTTACACAATTCTTTTCTCACGTATTTATTAATATTCACATTCGTTCAGATTAATTATTACTAGTAACTATTTCTATTATATATCCTAATACCCCTTTTTTAGGGTTTTTGTGACATTTATTTTAAGAAATAAGTGAAATAACTTCTTTTAATGCTCTTTCATACCCTCTAGCATCAGCTTGAAGGTATGCCCAATTAGGATTTTGATATCCATCTTTAGAAAGAGAAGCGTTATTAGAAGCATCTGCTTTTGATTGTAATACGTCTTGTAAGCGTTTACGTAGAATAACAGAACCAACAAAATCCTTACGAAATTCAATGGTTTGTTCTGGCGTAAGTCCTTTAGTTAATATCGTTTTCATTTACCACCACTTATTGCTTGATTAGCTTGTTGACGTGCTTGAAACGTATTCTCATATTGAGTAGCTGCGTTAGGAGCACCAGGCTTTGCAGCGGCTGTGGGGCCGCCTGAAGCCGGGGCTTGTTGTTGTTGTTCTATCTGTAAATCCTCTTGAGCTTGACTTACTAAACGTTGAGTTTCTTGTTGTTCAAAAATAGCAACATTAGGAGAGAACAATTGATAACGGCGAAGCCCCAAAGCATCTTCCATAAGAGTAGCAAGATTTTTAGCACTCAAGTGAGGGGCTACAGCTTGCCATACAGCGGAACTAGAAAGACCTTGTATATTCTGAACCAATTGAGCTTGAGCTGCAAAATGTCTAGCTCCAATAGGACGGAGTTTACCAGAGGCTGTAATATCATCTTTAGTAATAGTGAGGAATTGAATTACTCCCAAATCATCATCCATTACACGTACAACATCTCCTTGATCTAAATTACGTGTAGCTGTTTCTAACATTGCATTTAGAACACGTTCCAGAAGCTCTATTTCAAACGTAGTGACCTTTTCTTGGAAAATACGTCCAGCAGCATTCTGAAGCTGTTGAACCTCGTATGCGGTCTTCTCACCAGCCGTACGAATACCCATAGCTTCACGAGGAGCACCTGCATACATCTCCATACGCTGTTCTAATTTCTCAATAGAATTATCAGCTTGTAATACCCATTGAACATTCTTAGCTAGTTCAGTGACATTACCGCCTTCATCAACATGAATCTCAACACCAGGACCATATTGGAATTCTTCTACTTCTCCTTGAACAACTAGAGGGGGAAGAATTGCCAAATCCATAGCATCAGATTTTAAATTTTCTAGGTGATCAATACGATATTGCATACCAACTAGGTTTTCTAATGGACCCATTGCCCATACGTTATCAGGGCGTGTCCTCCAACCTACGTGGAATATCGGAGCAGAACCATACCACTGAGGAAGAGGTTCATCACGTATAGTGTACATGCGATCAATAATAGTTAATACACGTCCTCGTCTTAGTGTTCCTGCATCACCATCACTAATATCTCCCCAGAATTCTAGGAATTCTACATATCCACTTTGTAAATATTGGGAATAATTACCAAAACCATCTACTTGGAATGCTGTATTCTTATCAATATCTTCAATACCATAAGCATTCATATGAGACATCATCTTCTCACGTTGTCCTATGGCAGTTTGTAAATAGTGATTATCTGGTTCATCTTCAGCCATCATTTTCAATTCACCAAGAGTACGTATAGAACGTATAATCTTCCAACTATCTTTAAATGTAGCTGCTGTAGGATTGAATAATATATCTTGTGGACTAATACGTCTTACTTTAGGACCAATATAATCAATTACTTTCTCACCTTGAGCATTCTTAATGTAAGAAGATTCATAATCAACTGTAGCAAATGCATTTCCATAATCAATATAGTCATATAGCAATTTACTCATCTCAGTACGGAAATGCCCTTCACGAGTTTTATTCCCCATGTAGGATTCAATAGCTGTAACTTTAGACTTTGTACCATCATTTAAACTATAAGCTTCCCATTTAATCCAATCATCATTAGGAAATAATGCTGAAATATAATTTGAATGGAGATTATCACGAATCTGACATAGTTTAGGAAGTGTAGTACTATTCTTCCAAGGAAGAGATTTATTAGTGGTAGTTGTTGTATCTGTAGCAAAAATATAATTACGTAATTCTAGCCACAAATCTAATTTAGGACGGCGTTGTGCATTGTATGTAAGCCAAGTATTAGCGATATAACGTGCCATATTATCTTGACCAAATGATTGAGGATTTAGTTCCAGAGGCTTTCTGCTCATAAGATTCCTTTATTAAATTCTATAGTATTTTTACAAAGTTCAAGAAAAGCCTCAATACCATATTCTGAAATCGCAGCATTAACTTGCCAAATTACAAATCTTACATTTCCTTCTGTGTACCCTAATTCAGGAATTATACGATCCAATGAAGGTGCATATTTATTTACTCGTTCTTTAGATTCAGAAAAATCAAAAGTAATTCCTGAAATACAACATTTTTCATTTTGTTCATACCACAGTTTTAAAAGATAATTATATGTAATATTAAAGGGAACTTGTTTTAATTTGGCTCTAGTCTTAGCACTAGAAAGCATTCTTGTGACTCTATAATGAACTGTAAGTTTTACTTTACTTCTAAATTCAAGAGCTTTTTGTATATAGATTTCAGGATTTTCATGATATCTTATTTTTGAACGTGCTCTAATTTTTATTTTTTCTTCTTCACTTCTAATTCTTTTAACCACGGAAAGCTACACCTCCAAAACGAGCGTTGAACTGAATTACATTATTACTAAGCAAATCAGAACGATTGCTTCGTTTAGGTTTAATAGCTATTTCTACAGCAGAAGCTAATGCATCTTTAATATCATCATGGGCTGGTCGAGCAAGGATTAGTTCTTCTTCCAGAACATCAATATATCCTCCTTTAAAATGCCATATACTCATATTCTCATATCTATGTTCTAATGCTGCTGCTATACGTTCTTGTTTAGAACCTTCATTCCGTGTAGGACGATGTTCATCAATAGAAAGTTTAAGACCTTCTGATCTCATCTTATCTTTTAAATCTCTTACAATAAGTCCTTGTGCTACAGAAACTTCAGCCCTGAGTTTATTAAATTCCCATTTGGAATGAAGCTGTGAAACACGTGTAAAGTATTCTGATATATTATCTGTCTTAAAACAATCAATATCTAAAATGTATATGAACCCATCAGCATCAACACCGATTACAACAATTGCTGTATTATCACTTTTACGAGAAAGGGTAAAAGCAAAGTCAATTGATGCATAGATGTTTAGTTTACTTTGTTTATAATACCAATAACCATTTTGTTGTTTAAGGAATTTCTTATCATAATATTGAAATCTACTACGATTAATCCTATTACTTCCTGGATCATTTGGATTATTATAATATTGAGCAAAGAATTGTACTTTATCTTCATATTGACCTCTTATACGAGAAAGTACTTGCTGATCAAATCCAAAGAACTTCTTATCTCCTGGACGCATAACCTTAGGCCAAATAAATGTACCTTCATTTTCTACAGCATATTCCTTTACTTCCCATATAGGAACACGATTCACTATCTCACCATGAACATCATAGATATCAAACTCTTGTGATTTCCAAGAATTATAAATATCCGCAGGATGATAACGTGTTCCACAAGCTAAAGTAAATCCACCAGCATTCAGAATAGAAGTAAATTGAGAAGCTTTCTTAGCTACACTCTCACGACCATCTGCTGTATAAGCATTCTCAGGAACAACCAAATCGTCTGGTATAAGTATATCAGCGTGCCATCCAGTGGTATTAGTTGTAAGACCTGCTGTAGCAATTGTAGCATCACGAATACCTTCTTGACGACGTTTAGGATGATCTATAGAGATAGTGTCCTGAGTCCATTTCTCCCGTCTTCCTTCTTGAGGATTTATATATTCTGGGAAGTAACGAGAATAGGAAGGACAAGTTAGGATATTTTTAATAGCATAAAGCTGAGCAATGGATAAGCTAGCTGTAGCAGATACATATAGGATTGTTACCTCTGGAGAACGTGTAATAACCCAAGCAGCCCATGTAGCCACCATATGACTCTTCAAGTGAGCACGAGGAAGGAGAATAAGTTTATTAGCCATCTCAGTAACACCTTGTCCATAAAGAGCATATTCTTGCATCCATGTAAAAATCTCTTTATGTATATCTCCATACATATAACCAGGATTTACTAGACGAGCAAAGAAGAATAAATCATTCATAGCTGTTCTACGTATTTCCTTCCCTTCCTCTGGCATTTTATCAAGCTTCTTCTGAGCTTCCTTCAGCCATAAATCATCCATCTATATTCCTTATTTTACTATTTGTAAACGAGCTGCATCATTTGCAAATTCATTTACTATAGCTGTTTGTTTTTTCAATTCACTTTCACGTTCAGCTTTACTAGGACGACCAGCACCTCTAGTATCCCAACCCCGATCTGCAAGCCATTTAGCAGATTGATGATTGCCATCTACTGCACTCTGCATAATAGCTTTAACACCTTGAGAACGAAGTTTCATTTCAAGTTCTTCACGCCATTCATCAATATGGGATTTAACTGCTTTATTCTCTACAATTCGTTGCCAATGTCTCCAACCGAGAAGATAGGTAGTGGCAAATTCATATTCTGTAGGATCAGCCATTTCAATATAAAGGCGTTTAAGAGAAGGAAGAAATCTTCCTTTGTATTCAAAATCATCTTCTTTTAATGTAAACAATGCACTATCTGTATAACCAAGTTCTAGGAAGAGAGATTGAGTTATCGGACGCCCCATACTGTCTAACATCTTATCTTTAGTTGGAAGTTCCATTTATCTTTATCCTTGCATCTTCATATTGTTTAAAATAGTAGTCACGTTCAATCCTCACTGCTTCTGCTCTGGCAGCTTCCCTTGTAAGAAATTCTGCATCTTCTCTGTAAAGTTGGGAGCCGGAGCAGGTGCTAATATTGTTGCTAGGTGGGGTGTAGTTTGTGGGACGACTGGTACGTGTGCGCAACTGACTAATAGCCACATCAAGCTTATCATTAACAATTTTGATTTCATTATCTTTATCCTGTTTAAACTTAATAGCTTCTGTTTGTAATTCTGTTTCAGTTTTCTTAGCTTTAATAGAAGCTAAATTAAGTTGTTCCTTATAGGAAGCATTTAAACGTACCTCTACGGCTTTTTCAGCTTCATGTATGGCATAGTACTTATCTGTGTAATGAAAAGCTCCTAGGGCTATTATAAGCCCTCCTAGAGCTATTAGTTTAATCCTTAGATCCATTTAATTCTCCAAGACACATTTTTGTCTCATATTGTCTTCGTTTATGTAAACCTTCTACATATTTACCTCCAGCAAAACTCCAAACTTTTTCACCATTTGGTCCTACTGAAAGACGGTTACATGCTAGTTCATGATTTCCTTTGTTTAGTTCTTTACGAGCTTGAGAAGAACAAAAATTAGGAGCACCAACGTTATAAGCGAATAATGTATATGCATTATACTCATTCTGAGAGAGTGGGACATCAACGCATTGGAGCATTTCTTGTCCATGCTTATTAAGTTCTGTAGCTGTAAACTTATCACATTCTTGGGGTGTATAAACTTTATTACGTATAATATCCTTACCTGTATATCCCCTACAAACTGTTAAGACACCCACAATATCTTCATAAGGAATTGGTTTATTCCCTTCTAAGAATGTTGCTGAAGAAATAAGGGCAGCGCTAACTACCCCTATAAAAACCTTATTACGAAGGTTCATCTTTCCCCTCATCTTTATATTTTATATACATAGTATATAATTTATCTACCATCATAATTCCTAGATAAATTCGCGTAATAATCTGTACTACAT